TTGCTGAGTTTCAATCAGGTGATACAGTACCTCTAGCACATGGTGGTATTGGTGCGGCATTATCAATAGGTAGTGCAGGTCAGGTACTAAAAGTAAACTCAGGCGCTAGTGCGTTAGAGTTTGGTAGTGTAGAAGCGATTGTCAATATTGACGGTGCAACTAACTTAGAAAGTGCAACATTAGTAGTAGGTGATAAGATATTATTATCGGACGCTGGTACGGAAGGTAGAGTTTTATTATCTCAATTAGATACATTATTTTCTGCTACATCTAAAACACTTACAAATAAGACATTAACAAACCCTACTATCACGACACCTCAAATGACTACACCGACTATTACGTCAGGTAGTTTAATATTTGAAGGTAGTACGGCAGATAGTTTCGAAACAACTTTAGCAGTCACAGACCCAACAGCAGATAGAACAATTACAGTACCAAATGTTACAGGTACAATTGTTACGACTGGTGATACAGGTTCAGTCACAAATACAATGTTAGCAGGATCAATTGCAACTTCTAAACTTGCAGGTTCTATTACAAATGCAAAATTAAGTAATTCTTCAATCACAGTTTCAGACGGTTCTAATACAACTGCTGTATCACTAGGTGGTACATTATCTTTTGCTGGTACAACGAATGAGACAACTGTCGCAGAAAGTTCAGGTACAGTAACAATAGGTATTGTAGATAATCCAACAATTGCTGGTAATCTAACAGTAACAGGAAATTTCACAGTCAATGGTACTACAACAACTGTATCTACAACAAATACAAAGGTTTCAGATAAACTATTTGAATTATCAACTGGTACAACTGGCACACCTTCAGGTGATATAGGTATCGTAGGTGAACGAGGCAGTAGTGCAAATATCTTTATTGGATTTGACGAGAGCGCTGATGAGTTTACAGTAGGTACAGGTACATTTACTGGTGCAACAACTGGCGACTTAACTTATACAAAAGGTACTTTATCAAGTGCAGGTTTAAGATTATATGACCCAACTGATGGTTCACATTATGTATCATTAGTTTCGCCTAGTATTTCAGGTAATATAAGTTTTGTTTTACCTAACAATGATGGTGACAGTAATCAAGTTTTAATTACAGATGGTTCAGGTAATTTATCATTTACCTCAGTAAGTTCAGCTGCAGGTGCAGGTTTATCAAATGTTGCAGACGATAGTTCTCCAAGTTTAGGTGGTAACTTAGATGTAGAGACAAGTGCTATTGTTACTACTGCTTCAAATAGAAACATTGCATTAACACCTCATGGTACAGGTAAGGTTGTAATTGATGGTAATGTTAGTATTGATACTGGTGTTATTGATCTTAAAAATGGTGGTACTGCTTCAAAAATTTTATTTTATTGTGAGAGTTCAAATGCTCATGCACAGACACTTATAGGCGCACCACATGCTCAAGCTGCTGATAATACTCTTACATTACCTGATGGTGGTGATGGTGTTTTAGTTTCAACAGTTTCAACTGCAACACTAACAAATAAAACACTTACAAGTCCTACAATTAATTCACCAACAATCAATAGTCCAACTATTGTATTCGAAGGTAGCACAGCAGATAGTTTTGAAACTACAATTGCTGTAGCAGACCCAACAGCAGATAGAACAATTACTTTACCTGACGTATCAGGTACGGTTATTACAACAGGTAACTTATCACAGGTTACATCAGCAGGTATTTTCTCAACTAATATTACTTTTGAAGGTTCAACTGCTGATAGTTTTGAAACAACTCTTGCAATTACAGATCCAACGGCAGATAGAACAATTACTTTACCCAATGCAACTGACACATTAATAGGTAAAGCAACAACTGATACATTAACAAATAAATCTATTAATATAGCAAATAATACATTAACAGGAACACTTGCACAATTTAATACAGCAGTTTCAAATGCAACTTTAGTATCAACAACTGGCTCAGAAACACTTACAAATAAATCTATTGATTTAGCAAATAATACACTTACAGGTTCAGTATCAGAATTTAATAGTGCATTACAAAGTGATAGTTTTGCAACCCTAGCAGGTTCTAACACACTTACAAACAAAACACTTACAAGTCCTAATATAGGAACTGCTCTTAACTTAATTGAAGATGCAACTATTATATTTGAAGGTGCAACTGACGATAGTTTTGAAACTACATTAACGGTTGTAGATGCAACAGCAGATAGAACAATATCATTACCAAATGCAACTGATACTCTAGTAGGTAAAGCAACAACTGATACATTAACAAATAAAAGTATTGATAGCGACAACAACACAATTACAAATATAGTCAATGCAGATATCAAATCTAGTGCTGCTATTGCATTTAGTAAAATGGAAAATCTTACAACTGCAAGAGCATTAGTATCTGATGGTAGTGGTGATGTATCTGTAAGTGCCGTAACGGCAACAGAAATAGGTCATTTAGATGGCGTATCAAGTAATATTCAAACCCAAATAGATTCAAAAACCACTGCTGCCTTTGCAATTGCACAAGCTGTAGCGCTAGGTTAATATAAATAGTCTAATAAGGACTATAACATGGCACAGAATAACCCAATAACTACAAGAGAAACACTCAAACAATATTGCCTAAGAGCATTAGGTAAACCTGTTATTGAGATAAATGTAGAAGACGATCAAGTAGAGGATAGAATAGACGAAGCGTTACAATACTTTGCTCAGTATCATTATGATGGTGTGGAAAGAATGTATCTTAAATATCAAGTTACGGCAGATGATGTTACAAGAGCAAGAAGCGATGAAACGTTATCTACTGTTACAGATAGTAGAGATTCCACAGTTACAGCAATTTTCAAAGAAGGTAAAAATTATATACCTATGCCCTCTAACGTTATGTCCGTAATACAAGTTTTTCCATTTACAGATAAGGCTGCATTAAATTTATTTGATGTAAGATATCAGTTAAGATTAAACGACCTATATGATTTTTCATCTACAAGTATTATTCATTACGATATGACACTAAGACATTTAGATTTATTAGATCATATACTTGTTGGTGAAAGACCAATAAGATTTAACGCACATACTAATAGACTGTATGTTGACATGGATTGGAAAAATGATGTTGATGCAGGTGATTTTATGATTATAGAATGTTATCGTAAATTAGATGGTTCTAATTTTAGCGATGTATTTGATGATATCTTTTTAAAAAAATATCTTATCCAGTTAGTTAAAAAACAATGGGGTACAAATTTATCAAAGTTTCAAGGTGTTGCAATGTTAGGTGGTGTTCAAATGAATGGTGAGCAAATCTACACACAAGCTCAAGAAGAAATTAATAAACTTGAAGAACAAATCCAACTAGCATATGAATTGCCACCTCATTATATGGTAGGATAGTACCATGAGAAATACCTATTTCAGTCATGGCACACAAGCAGAAAAAAATCTTTACGAAGACTTAATCATAGAACAATTAAAAATCTATGGTCAAGATACTTACTACCTACCTAGAGAAGAAATAACAAGAGATGACATACTAGGTAATACCACAGATAAATTTACAGACGCATATGCCATCGAGATGTATGTCGAAGATGTAAATGGGTTTGCTGGTCAAGGTGATTTAATAGGTAAATTTGGTTTAGAGGTTAGAGATGAATTAACCTTTGTAGTTTCAAGAAGAACATTTGAGGTATTGGTTGACAATACATCAAACACTCTTTCAATTAATAGACCAAGAGAGGGTGATATTGTTTGGATGCCCTTATTTAAAAAGTTTTGGCAAATTGATTTTGTTGAAGATGAAGATCCAATGTATCAGATTAATGATCTTCCTATATTTAAACTTAAATGTTCAGTATGGGAATATCAATCTGAAAGTGTTGAAACAGGTGTCACAGATATTGACAGTAGTTTGGATAAAGACACTATGGATTTATTGGTTAATCAAATATCATTAGAAAGTGGAACTACATCATCAGGTGCTTTACTTTCTGAAAATATTGTAGGCGATGTAGAAGCAGTATTAACAGAAGCAGGTGAGTTCTTGGTAGACGAAACAAGTGGCGATAATATTTTATACGAAGACGATCCAGAATATGTCGAATATATATTATTAGAAGATGCCGCAACAGAAAATATGAATGAAGACCCAATTGGTGGTGACAATGCTGCCTTTGATGCAGCTGCTGGACTTGATGATTTCGATTCAAATAACGATATCTTTGATTTCACAGAAAAGAATCCATTTGGTGATCCAAGAGATAACTAGGAGATATAATGTTTAAAGACGCACAATACCATGAATTGATAAGAAAAACGATTGTAGCATTTGGCACATTGTTTAATGACTTATATGTTTATCGACAAAATTCGTCAGGTAAAACAATTCAAAAAATGAAAGTTCCTTTGGCATACGGACCAAAACAAAAATTTTTAACCCGTATTGATCAAGATAGTTCAAGATCAGCAGAGAACACAAGAACAACAGCATTAACATTACCTCGTGTAGGTTTTGAAATGACTACTTTACAATACGATCCAGCAAGAAAATTAAATAGAATACAAAAGTTTAAAAAAGTAAAAGGTGCAGATAGTAAGTCTTTACAAAATTCTTATATGCCTGTACCATACAATGTTGGATTTAGTTTATTTGTTATGGCAAAAAATAGTGAAGATGCTTTACAAATTGTTGAACAAATATTACCAACCTTTCAACCAGATTACACTATAACTTTAAATGTCATGCCAACATTAGATGTTGTTCGTGATGTGCCTATTGTATTAGGTGATGTATCATACGAAGATAGTTATGATGGAGATTTTACTGAAAGACGAGTTATTATGTACACTTTAAGTTTTACAGCAAAGATGTACTTATATGGTCCTGTCACCAGTAATAAAGTTATTAAGAGAGTTCAAGTTGATCAATACACAGATACTAATACTGCTGTTGCAAAAAGAGAGCAAAGATATGTTGTCACACCTAATCCTTCTACAGCAGATGCTGATGATAACTTTGGGTTCAACGAAGAAAGTTCTTTCTTTCAAGATGCAAACGAATACGATCCTGTATCTGGCACAGATAAAGATAGTTAATGAAAAAAGTTGAGGACAAGCTCAACGAGATATTGGACATCGCTAAAAAAGATGTCGTACCTGTTGAGAGTAAACCTATCATACCTCGTCCTAAAGAAAAAGAGGATATAGATAGCGATTACAAATACAGCAGAGAAAATCTTTACAACCTTGTTGAACGAGGTCAAGATGCCATTGATGGTATTGTGCAATTGGCAAAAGAAACCGACCACCCACGAGCATATGAAGTAGCAGGAACACTAATTAAAAATGTAGGTGAAGTGACTGAAAAACTTTTAGTGTTACAAGAGAAAATGAAAAAATTAAATGATGAGGTTGTAAAGGCACCTAATAAAGTAGAGAATAATTTATTTGTAGGATCAACAGCAGAATTACAGAAATTGATAAAGAAAAATGGAAAAGACATATCTAGGTAATCCTAATTTAAAAGCGGCAAATCAAAAAGTTAGATTTACCAAAAAACAAGTAGAAGAATTTTTGCGTTGTCAAGAAAATCCTATTTACTTTATTGCTAACTACATACAAATTGTTACACTAGACCACGGATTACAACCATTTAAGTTATATAACTTTCAAAAAGAAATGGTAGACACATTTCATAACAATCGTTTTAGTATATGTAAGTTACCAAGACAAACAGGTAAGTCAACAACAATTATTGCATACCTATTACACTATGCCATATTTAACCCCAATGTAAACATAGCTATACTTGCAAACAAAGCTGCAATTGCTAGAGACTTATTAGGTCGACTACAACTTGCATATGAAAATTTACCTAAGTGGTTGCAACAAGGTATAATAAATTGGAACAAAGGTAGTTTAGAATTAGAAAATGGTAGTAGAATACTTGCAGCTGCAACATCATCAAGTGCTGTTCGTGGTGGTTCTTATAATGTAATATTCTTAGATGAGTTTGCTTATGTTCCAAATAACATTGCAGAACAATTTTTTAGTTCAGTTTATCCTACAATATCTTCTGGTAAATCATCAAAGGTTATGATAGTTTCTACGCCTCATGGTATGAATATGTTTTATAAATTATGGAATGACGCCATACATGATCGCAATAGTTATAAACCTATTGAAGTGCATTGGTCAGAGGTACCTGGTCGTGATGAAAAATGGAAAGCAGAAACAATAAAGAATACCAGTGAACAACAATTTAGAACAGAGTTTGAATGTGAGTTCTTAGGTAGTGTAGATACACTTATTAATAGTTCTAAGTTAAGAACAATGTCTCACATACTACCAACACAATCTAATGCTGGTTTAGATGTTTATGAAATGCCTCAAAAAGGACATAGGTATGTAATGACGGTTGATGTTGCAAGAGGAACAGTAAATGATTATAGTGCTTTTGTTATAACAGATGCAACTAGCATACCATATAAAATTGTAGCAAAATATAGAAACAATGAAATTAAACCATTAATTTTTCCACAAATCATTCATAAGATAGCAACCAATTATAATCAAGCAGAGGTATTAATTGAAGTAAATGATATTGGTGGTCAGGTAGCAGATACAATGCAATATGATTTAGAATATGATAATCTTATTATGGTTAATCAAAGAGGTCGTTCAGGTCAGATTGCAGGTACAGGTTTTAGTGGTAAACAATCACAATTAGGTTTACGAACAACAAAAGCAACAAAGAAGATAGGTTGTTCTAATTTAAAAGCATTAATTGAACATGATAAACTTATCGTACAAGATTTTGACATTATTGCAGAATTATCAACGTATATACTTAAAGGTAAAGAAAAATATGAAGCTGAAGAAGGATCTAGCGATGATTTAGTGACTTGTTTGGTTATGTTTGCCTGGTTATCTAATCAAACATATTTTAAAGAATTAACAGATCAAGATATTCGAGCAAGACTTGTAGATGAACAACAAAACCTGTTAGATCAAGATATGGCACCTTTTGGTTTCATAGATGACGGATTAGAAGAACAAGAAACATACAAAGACCCTTACGGAACCACATGGTCACCCGTAAAAGTCAAAAGAGGTTGGTAAAACTTGATATTTATAAATAGTTTTACTAAAGATTATTAATAATTTTTTTAATTTAACTACTCAAAAGGAGAAAAACAAATGGCTTTTTTAGTATCACCAGGCGTTCTAGTGACTGAAAAGGATCTTACTAACGTTATCCCTGCCGTATCTACTTCAATAGGTGCGATAGCGGTTGTTAGTGAGAAAGGGCCGATGGATGAAATCACTACGGTTTCAAGTGAAGACGAGTATGTTAGAGTTTTTGGAAAACCAGATTCTAACACATTCGAATACTTTTTTAGTGCAACCAACTTTTTACAGTACGGAAATGCTTTACGAGTGGTCAGAGCAACAACCGGAAACTTAAATGCTGCCTCAGGCGGTTCAGG